AAGCTCCTCCAGGCGTTCTCCGACGTCATCCGCAAGAAGCGCGGGCTGCCCACGGTCGAGAACCATGAGGGCAAGCCCTGGCTGTCGGTCGTGGCGATGCATGGCCCTGGCAAAACGCACACCGCGGCCCTGTTCGCGCACCTGTTCAACTTCTGCTTCCCGGGCCGCATCGTTGTTACCGGTCCGAAGTTCACCCAGCTGAAGACGCGTTTCATGCCGGCCTTCCGTAAGGTGCTGCACCGGGCGCAGCCCTGGTATCGGCAGCTGGTGAAGGATGGCGAGCGCCATGTGAAGTGTTGCAACAACAAGGACTGGTGTCTGCTGCTCGAGACCGCGACCAAGCCCGAGAACCTGGCGGGCCATCACGAGCGGTTCATGCTGGTGATCGTTGAAGAGGCCACTGGTGTTCCAGAAAGCTTGTGGCCGGTGGTATTCGGCGCGCTGTCATCGGGCGAAATCGTGATCCTGCTGATGATCTCCAACCCCACCAAGCGCACAGGGACATTCGCCAAGTCGCATCTCTCGGCAATCGAGTCGCGCGACTACTACCGCATGCAGATCAGGTTGGACCAAACCCGTCGTGTGCGGCCGGAGTGGGTCGAGCGCATGCGCCGGAAGTATGGCGAGACCTCGCCCATCTACAAGATCCGCGTGCTGGGTGAGTTCGCCTCGGACGATGCATTCCAACTGATCTCCACCGAGTGGATTTTGGCGGCATCCCAGCGCCAGTTCGAAGGGGATGGATCGATTCCACGCCTCCGGGTATCGGTCGACGTGGCCGATGGTGGCGAGGACGAGACCGTGGTCACCGTGGCCAAGCACTTCGATAGCCATATGCTGGTCCTGAAGCAATCCGTCTTCTCGTTCGACATGGCGCGTGCGCAGATCGATGCAGCCGATGCAGCCGAGCGAATGTTTCTGGCCTTCGGCGGGAACAAGGATACGGATGATTTCGTGGTGGACTCGTTGGGCGTGGGCAGTGGCTGTGCCGGCGAGCTCTACGACCGCGGCTACCGGGTGATTCGATACAAGGGCGGCTCTGAGAGCAGCGACCCCAAAAAGTGGCGCAACCGACGGACGCAGAGTTACCTTGTCACGCGCGATGCCTTTCGCGACGGGCTGATAACATTCGCCGATGACGCTATTGATGAACCTGAAGAATTGGAGGCTCAGCTCTGCTCAGTGAAGCGCAAGATCGTCGGCGATGACAAGATCGAGGACTTGGTGACCCGCGAAGAAATGCGACGCGAGGGCATCAAGAGCCCTGACCGCGCCGATTCGCTGGTCATGCAATCTGCCACCCAGGCCCCGGTGTTCTCGCCCGGATCGCATGGCCAGGAAGTTGAAGTCTCCACCACGCAAAGCACTGTGCTGGATGGGCTGATGTGATGGGCTGGCGCGACTTCTTCCGCTCCAAGGCCCCGGCGCTCACCGAAACCTTCCCTGAGCAGCAGGCGGACACGATCGTCACCTACGACGCCAATCCCTACTGGCAGTCGCTGCTGGACGGTAAGCGCTGGAACCCTGATGACCTCGTAGCCTCCAAGGGCCTGCCGATCTACTCCAAGATGCTCGTGGACGAGCAGGTCAAGAGCGTCACCGAGTTCAAGCTCAACGCCATCCTTGGGCGCGGGTATCAGTTCAAATTCGGCAAGACGCAGCTATCGGACACCGAGCAAGCCGAGCGTATCGCGGTGTTCGAGGCCGTGCTCAAGCGCATGCGCGGGTCGTTCGTGGATGGCCTGGAGGGTATCGCGAGCGGCCGAGAGTACGGCTTCAGCATCACCGAGAAGGTGTACGGCGAGATTGAGGTGGAGGGCAAGGCGTTCCAGGGCATCAATATGCTGCTGACGCGCGACCCGTGCTCGTTCGACTTCTACGCTGACAATTACGGCCTGCTGAAGAAGATCGAGCAGCGAACGACAGGGGCCCAAACCATTGCGGTCGACCGCGCCAAGGTCATCCACTACGTGCACAAGCCGAAATGGGATTTGATCTATGGGCGCTCCGAGCTTCGCAGCGCCTACCGCGCGTGGTATGCCAAGGATCAGCTGGTGAAGCTCTGGCTGCTGCACCTGGAGAAGTTTGGATCCGGCGTATGGGTTGCGAGCCAGGATGGCGGTGATTCGAACATTCGGGCCGGGTCGGCCGATTACGTGGCGCTACAGAACGCGCTGACCAACGTGCGCGCGCTGAGCTCCATGATTCTGCCGAAGGGCGTGACCGCCGAAGTGCAGTTCCCGACGTCGACCGACCAGTACGAGAAGGCGCTTCAGTACTTCGACCTCGCGATCGCCAAGTCGCAGCTGGTGCCCAACCTGCTGGGCCTATCCCACACCGGCCAGACAGGCGCCTATTCCCAGTCGCAAACGCAGTTCGAGGCCTTCTTCTGGACGACGAGCGCGGATGGCAGTCGGCTGGCTGAATGTTTGAACGAAGAACTGTTCCGCGACCTGGGCGACCAGAACTGGGGCGATGGCGACTATCCGTCGTTCTGCTTCAAGCCCGTGAGCATGGAGCACGCCAAGTGGATGCTCACGACCTGGAAGGACCTGCTGGGCGCCAAGGCGGTCATCAGCACCGAAGAGGACGAGCGCATCATCCGGCAAATGCTCGAGATGCCCGAGCGCGATCCGGATGCCGAGCCGCTGGTCGATCCGATGGCTGATCGTCAGCAGACGCACACGGAAGACCAGGCTGCCATTGCGAACGAGCGCGCCCAGCAGGAGATGGATCTGCGCGTGAAGGAGGCGACCAAGAAAGCCACCATGTCCATGCAGGCGCAGATCGACGAGCTCAAGACCAAACTCGGCGTCAACGTCACCGTACACAGCCCGGCCCCCTCATTACCGGCGCCATCTCCCCATGGCGATCCCGGGCTCGAGGGCGGCCGGGTTGTCCCTCATGGCGAACTGCGTTCCGCCACTCTGGAGGCATTCACGCGCGCGAGCCTGCGGGTGAACTTCTCGGTGATCGAGAAGCGCACGGACGACTATGCCAAGGCCGCCATTCCCACGCTCGCGACCATCGTTGCCAAGGCTACGAAGCGCGCGCTGGGCGACGATGCGAATGTTTCTCAGCTGATCGATGAAGACCCGACCGACGTTGCCGCGATGGACCTCAACAGCGCGGACAAGGGCAAGCTCAAGAGCGCCTGCAAGGACCTGCTGGTGCAGTCCTGGACGCTGGGATCTGATCTAGCCAGCAATGAGTTGCAGCGTGCCCAGGGCGAGCGGTTGTCGCTTGCCGACCGCCGGGTCCGGTTCACGAGTCTGCGGGACAACGCCGCGGCGTATTTCGAGACGCAGTCATTCCGCATGGCTGGCGATGCATCGGATCAGGTCAAGAAGATCATCCAGCAAGAGCTTCAGAACGGGATCAAGTTCGGCAAGACCATCACGGATGTCCGGGTGGCCATCTGGGAACGGCTGGTCGAGAAGGGTCTGACCACGTTGGCCGCCGTGAAGGGCATTGAAACGGATGATCCGGTGATTTCGGCGCTGAACGACCTGATGTTGCCCGACCTCGAGGACGTGGCGCCCTACCTCAACACGCTGGTCCGTACCAACACGTTCGAGGCTTTGAACGAGGCTCGCTATGCCGAGTTCACCGATCCTGCGGTGTCTGATTTCGTGGAGGCGCTCGAATACGCGGCCGTGCTCGACGGCAGCACGACAACAATTTGCAGGGAGCTGAACGGTAAGATATATCGGGCTGATTCGGATCAATGGGATTCGATCAGGCCGCCAAACCACTTCAATTGCAGGTCCGTGCTGGTGCCGGTGACGACGATTGACGGGTGGGATGGGCAGGAATCGCCGCCGACAGATGTGCAGCCGGCAGAGGGGTTTAAGTGATTACTCGACGTTTCGAGAAGGAAATACAGACCATCAAGCTGGTGTCAGTAGAGGATGGTATCTGCGTGCTCGAAACCTGCGGCGGTGATCGCATCAGCCTTAAGCCCGGCGAACATATGGTCGTGACTCATAGTCTGAAGATTGCTGGGCCTGATTTTCTGATCGACCAGCGCGGCATGGATTCCTTCGTGGCCGGCCTTCAGTGCGTCGGGTTTGTCGAGAAGGTAATGCAATGAGCCAACCCTTCTCCCAACTCGTCCGCACGCGCATGTCACTGCGCACCGACGAGCAGCTGGTTGAGACCGCCTTTGAGCAGTTCAACCGCTGGGCGCTGCTGTCATCGGACAAACTGGTGCCGCTGGAGCAGGTGGCCTGGGTCGCGGCGCTTTTGTGCAAGTCCGTGAAGTCGGCGGGCATCGATTTGTTGCAACGGAATGAAACGCGGGATGAGAATGGCGCGCGAGTCGTTGGTGTTGTGGCGAGCGATGGCGTGAAGCTGGCGGATGGTGCGGGATGAGTCCAGAGTTTGAGCGCTGCCTTTACTTGAGTAGCGCTGCGCGCAGACTCGACCCTACTTGTATTCAACGTCCGCTCTCTATCGCGATTGTTCTCGGCCTGATCTTGGCTGTGATAGTGGCTTGGATTGTTTATGACAAGGTTCGAAATAGGAGGCTCAAGCCGTGATTGAGTAAGTCCCTCTACGGGGCTGAAATCTTCGCCGTCGGCACGTGGAACGGTCTCACGTTCACGGATGCCGATCTCGATAGCATCGTCACCTCATTCGATGCGCTCGGCCTGTCCGGTCGAGTTCCTCTCAAGTTCGGCCACAATGACGAGCAGCCGCTGACCGATGGCCAGCCCGCGCTCGGTTGGGTCTCTCGTGTTTATCGCCAGGGCAACAAGCTGCTGGCTGACTTCAAAGACATGCCGACCTCCATCTACGAGATGGTCCGCGCCGGCCTGTACAAATTCGTTTCTGTCGAGCTGCTGAAAAACGTCATGGCCGGTACACGGAATATTCCGTGGGTGCTGGACGCAGTAGCTCTCCTCGGTGCCGACCAACCCGCTGTTGGCACGCTCAAAGATCTGCAATCGCTGACGATGGCGCGAAAGTCCGCTCTGCGGGCCCGTGCGCGCGTGGCG